ACGGCAGCACCATCGGCTGCGTGCCAGCTGCAATGCCGTCGCCAAGCCGCTTCGCGCCTTTTCTCGTCTGCGCCACGCCACGGTCGAGTCGCATGTTTTCGACATACTGGCACATGCCCGGCTGGAGTTGCAGCGGGTTGAGGCGCGAGGCCATGCCGATAAATCCGGCATCGCCTTCGACTATGGTTTGGTCATCGGGCATCGCTACCTTTTATTTTGCGGAGGGGTGTCAAGTGGGCTCCTCGACCAGTAAATAGGGGATGGTCTTCTGCCCGGCGCGGTCCATCTCGGCATAGACGAGGGCCACAAACGCGGGCCATTGGGAGGGGTGGATCGTCTGGCAGCCTTCGCTGCTGGTAGTGTTGTAGCCGCCGCGATGGATGTTGATGGCGATGCCCATGCTGTCGCCTGTCTCGTCGCGGGTCACGGGGAGTTGTTCGCCAGGCGTGGCGGGGCGCAGGGCGGGATAGCCGCCGCCGGGCTTGGAGATGCCGTGTTTGCCCTTGCGATAGCGATGCACGCCCGGCTTGAGAACGGCGATGCCTTTGCGGCGGATCGAGGGATCGGTGTTGGCGTTGAAGGTCGCGTAGGCGTTGGGCGAGACAAGAAAGATAGCGTCGTCGTAGATGCCCCGGTCGTTCTCGCCGGGCTTTCCCATCGTGTCTTTGTAATACCCGCGAATGCCGACCAGCGCGACCTCATCGGCCACGCGAGCTTTTGTGAGCAAGGCTTGCGTCTTGGATTTGGCTTGTTGAGGTCGGCTCGGGGGGAGCATGGGGGGAAGGCGGAAATGGGAAGGCGGAAGGCGGAAAAATTATTTGTCTTTGAGGGCGGGGACTTCGGAGAGTTGGTAGGTGAATCGCCCGTAGTCGGTTTCGAGGCTGACGCCGAGGGTCGAGCAGCCGGTGAGGAAGCTGATCGTGACGAAAATATATCCGATCAGGAGGGCCGTTGCGGAGACCTTGGCCGGGGTGCTCATTTCTTCTCGTCGCGGAAAATCTCGTAGGCTCCGACGAGCGCGATGACAACCGCACTGATGGCCGAAAATTGGTCGGGGCTGACCTGCCAACCAGTGAGGGCTACGAGCGAGGCGATGCCTGCCCAGGTGGATTTTTGTTTTAAGTGTGAGAGCAATTTATTCATGGGGGTGCTTTCGTTTAAGGATGGCGTAGAGGGAGGCAAGACCGACGGCGCAGCCGATGAGGAGCGAGGCGATGCGGAGCCACGCCTCGATCTCTGGTAGCATGCTCACCGTGAGCCCCGTCGCCGTAGCGACGAGGCCGGTGAACGAGGCTGTGGCTTGGTGGGCGTCCATTAGCTGAGGGCGGCGGCGAGCTGCGCTCCGGTGGTCGAGACCGTCGAGACCTGTGCGAGGCGGTCTGTGTTGAGCAGATCCGTCTTGGCTTTGATGGCCGTGATGTTCGCGCTTGGGATGTCTCCGGTTGCTGCTGGCGAGGCGGGGAGGTTGTCGGTTTTGCTCTTGATCGCCGCAATGTCGCTGTTGGCTGGCGCGGTGTAGGCGCTGCCTGCGAGGCGGCTGCTGACGGCTGCATCCACACGGGCCAACTCGGTGGCGAGCTCGGTGCGGACTGCCGTGGCCACGGTGGCGGCGCTTGGGGCGGTCGCGCCACTCACAGGGGCGTCGATGCGGGCGAGTTCGGCGGCGAGTTCCACGCGAACTTCGTCGGCGATGGCCGCTGCGGTTGGCGGAGTGCTCGGCGCAGTGTAGGCACTGGCTGCGAGGCGGGTGCTGATCGCGGCATCGAGCCGTCCGAGTTCGACCGAAAGCTCGGTGCGGACTTGGGCGGCGATTTCGGATTCGGTCGGGACATCGGGCGAGTTGGTCAATGTTGTGACCGTGCCGCCGGTGATTTCGCGGGTAGCGGCAGACCACACCGCCGTAGCGATTTCGGCCTCGGTGGGGACATCGGGCGCGTTGGTGAGAGTTGTCGCGGTATCGACCACGCCGCCGGTGATTTCGCGGGAGGCAGCAGACCAGACGGCGCTGGCGATTTCAGCCTCCGTGGGCACATCGGGCGCGTTGGTGAGGGTATCGACAACGCCACCTGTGATGGTGCGTGTTGCTGCGGCCCACACGGCGGTTGCAACATCTGAAGCACTTAGCGCCGCTGTGCCAACGGTATTATCGACGGGGACTCCGGTCGCAACAGTTGACGGGCTCGGCACTGCACAGGTGCCGACCAGAGCGCCGGATGCGTAGCTCACGCCGAGGCGCACATTGCTGATCGCTGGCATCTGGCCTTGTGTTGCATCGACGAGTATCTTTGCCCCGGCTGTGTCGCAATAAGTGAAAACCGCTACATTTGAGCTTTGCTTTTTTAAGCGAAAACCTGTGCCGCTTGTCGGTGATTGGCCGAGTGAGCCGTATTCGAGTTCTGAAAACTCAACGATTCCGTTGCCGGGATTGGCTACTCCGGCGTTACTCGTCAATCCAGCCGTGTTGCCCACTCCAAATGAGTTTCCCACAGCACGCCCGACATTAATTCTTCCGGTGCTGTAATTGATGATACCCTGTGCAAGAATACCTGCCGTTGCAATACCGGTGACGGTGAGGACATTCGCGCCATCATTTCGAGCGCCTTGACCTGCCGAGCCAGTGCCAGCGGTTACATTGCCGGTCAGTGTCAATGTTCCGTTTCCAGCATTGGAAGCACCAATGCACGGAGATGATATTGATCCTCCGGTCGCGTTCCCAGATATGGTCATGTTGCCAGTGTTATTGTTGTTTGCCGCTGTGCCGCTTTGCGCCACGCAGTTGCCTGTTATCGAAACATTTCCAGTTCCTGTATTGTGGACTCCAATAGCATTGTTTGCCGTTCCGCCTGTTATGTTTCCAGTAATGAAAACCGTGCCACTGCTATGACTCGGGTTAAACCCATGCGCACCCCCAACGCTGCCTGCGGTTATGTTGCCGACAACCGTTGCACCTGTGCCGCTGTGGAGTAGACAGGGGGCTACGGTTGCCCCCGAAAAAACATTAGCATCCAAGCGGATACCGGAGTTTAGCGTGAAGCTACCTCCAGCGGTTGCTCCTCCCGTATTGTCGTTGCGAATTTGGCCTGAGCTGCCGAGGTTCGTGTCGACATTGATGGTTATTGCAAAAGAATTTGAAATCAAAACATCACCAGCGACAAAAGTGACGGCGGATGCCGTGCCGCTGGGCGTGGTCGCCCACACATCTGCGGCGTTGATGTTGCCAGCTTTGCGAGCAAAGTAGGTTGGCATGGCTTAGAGTCCTTTCGCTTGGATGTAGGTCTGGATCGCGGTCTGGATCGCGGCGATAGCGGCTTGCTCGGCGGGGTCGGCGACTTCGCTCAAGCTACCACGCAGCAGGCTCACGGCGGATTCTGGAGCGGTGATGACCTCACCCGACTCAACTGCCGTTGGCGTGAGGAGCAGGTTAATGCAAGCGTCTGGCTGGCCATTGGCTTTATAGGTGCCTGTGACGGCGAGGTTGAGCGACCAGCGGTCGTAGGATTTGCCGTTGTTGATTTCGATGGGTGCTGTAGCTTTCATGTGTTTGGATTTGAGGTTTAAGAAAATTGGAGTTGGGTTTTGTTTGACCACGCGCCGGTGTCGGATTGCTCGGCGGTGACATCGCCTGCGGAGTTGGTGGTGATTCGGTAAATTGTCCAGTCGGGGGCGTCCTCGGCTGGGCCGCTTGAGGGGTAGTCGGCCCAGGCGAGGCGGCCCATGTAGAGGGTGGTGCCGTCGGTGGCGGAGAGTTGCAGGTAGTCGCTGGGGTCGCGGGGGCGAGCCAGGCGGAAGACTTCTCCGAGGTGGTCCTTCGAATACAAGCGCCGGTCGGCGAGGTTCAAGGCGAGTTCGCCGGTGGCGACTTGGTTCGCGGTGGGGATGCGGCCGGAGACTGTGGTGCGTTTGAGCTTGAGGACCATGGTGGAGTTTTAAGTTTTAAGAATTAAGTTTTAAGCAGTGGCCCCGTGGGCGGCGGCGCGGGCTGGGACCGCACCGCCGCTGTGGGAGGGAGGGATCAGAAGGTTCCGCCGTCGATCTCGGTCTCGAGCGCGTCGAGGCGTGAGTCGAGCGAGGCTTCGGCTGCTGTGGCGCGGCTGATCTCGCTGTTGAGCGAGTTGGTCACTGCGGTCACGGCTGCGGCGCGGTCGCTGATCTCGGTGGCGAGGTTCGCGGCGATGACGCCTTCTGCGGCGGTGGCACGCGAAATTTCGCTGGAGAGGTTCGCGGTGAGGGTGGAATCAGCACTCGTGCGGGCGCTGGTCTCTGTGGAGAGATTGCCTGCAACGGTGTTGATGTTGCCCTGGAGGGTGGTGTCGGCTGCGGCGCGTGTTGAGGCTTCCGAATTGATATTGCTCTGGAGAGTCGTATCGGCGGCTTCGAGAGTCGCTACGGCTGCGGCAAGGGCGCTGGAGGCTGAGCTCGCGAGGGAGGTGATGGCTCCGTTGAGGTTGCTGTCGGCGGCCTCAAAGGCGGCGACGACTTCCGTCAACGAATCGAGCGAGCCGGGAGTGACATTCGAGAGAACATTGTCAATGCGGGTGCCGAGGGCGGCTTCCGCTGCGGTGGCGCGGCTGGTCTCAGCCGAGATGCTGCTGTTCAGCGTGGAGACTTCCGAGGAGAGGTCGGCGTTCGTGGCGAAGTGGCCTTCACCGGCGAGGGCGACGATACCGGAGTCGAGTCCGATGTAGAGTTTGTCGTCAACCTTGTTGTAGGCGAGTTCGCCGACGGCGAGGCTGGACGGGGCTCCTGCGGCACCGCTCAAGCGGCGTTTGATTCTGAGTGTATTGGGCATGATGTTTTGGGGGTGTTTGGGTTGTTTCTGCGGGGTTGTCCTAAAACTCACCGCCGTCCGCGTCGGAGGCGATGGGTTCGTAGGAAAGGGTTTCGGGGTCCCAACGGTGCGGAATGTTGGAATCCTGGGGAAAGTAGATGCGGGCGACGGTGCCGGGGTTGGGGAAGTCGGCCAAAGTCGGGAATGCCTGCACATCGTCGAAGTCGCTCGGGATCAGGTCGCCGGAGATTTGGCCCGACGAGTCGAGCTGCGCCACCTGGGCGGTGGTGCTGATAATCGTGCCGGTGAGTGGATCGAAGGCGACTTGTGACATTACGCGAAGGGCGGAAATTGAATGAACGAGGTTTTGAGTTGGGCGGTATCGGTCGTGGGCACGCCACCGAAATAGGTCATGCGGATGCGGGCGACTGCGGCTCCGCCAAAGCTGTATTCGGTGTAGTCGGTGTTGTTCGTGGAGCCGACTTTGAAGACCTCGAACTTGTCATAAAGCGGAAGCGGAAATCCGGTGGTGACCCGCAGAGCCCCATCTGGTGTGGCTTGGACGGGTTGCACGATGCCTGCGGAAGAGCGGGCGGCGATTTGAACGGTGGGGTTGCTCATAGCGTTGATTTAATTATCGGGAGGGGTGTCAAGGGGTAGTTATTGGAAGCTGGCGGAGTAGCGGCGCACCTCGCCTTTGCGCAGCCAGGCGTCGTCCATGCGTTGTTGCAGGATGCCTTCGGCGCGGGCGAACTGGTAGTTGGCTTTGTCCATCTGGCCGTCCTCGGCGAGGGTTTCGGCGAGGGCGTAAAATTTCAAATAGTCGGCCAAGAACGCCGGGATGCGGTGGCGCAGCCAATACTCGTCGTTTGTCGGGAGATTGCCGGTCGTGTCTTGAAGCGCCTCGTAGCAATCGCCGGTCGTGTTGTAATAAACGAGGTCGCCTGCGGCGTAGGCGGTGGAGGCGTTGAAAGCTGACGAAGTGAAGCGCGGTTGCGGTAGAGAGAACTCCACCCACACCGGACCCGAAATGTAATCCGTATCCGTAATGAGGATGCGGTCGTCGGTGACAACGAAGGAAAGGGACTTGGTGACACGGCCCTCGTCGGGCTTTATGTCATAAACCTTCAGCACATTGCCGATCACCTTCATGCCATTTTGCACCAGCAGCACATAAGGGATGAACTCCTCGGCAGGCGCATTCTCGCTGGTCTCAATGTAGGTTGCGGTCAGGCGGTCGTTCCACGCGACATTCTCCGCCGTGTCGATATTCAGCAGGTCGCCCGCTGCGGTCGTGGTGACGCGCTTGATGCGCCACACAGGGTCCGCAAATTGTGAGCCCTGCACCGCCCGGCCAATGTAGGAAGTGGTGCCCACATAATCCGACTCGTAAGTGAAAACTCCCGGCGCATAGCCATCGCCCACCGGCGTGCGGGCCTCGGTGAGATAGATGTCCGGCCAGTCAAAGAATGTCCAAGCGGTCGCGGCGGCGGTGGTGAGGTATTCCGCGAGCACGGCAGCCTGCGAGGGCATGAGTGGTTGCGCGGCATCAATGCCCATGCGGCCTACGACGCCATCGCGGACCGTGCGGTAAGGCGTGGCCTTCATTGCGGGGCTCCTTGTTGCAACGCGGGCAGCGTGCCTTGGCGACCGATCTGCGCGTTTTGTTGTTGTTGGAGTTGGAAGTTGAAGCCCTTTAGGCGGGCCTCGATCATGTTGCGGAAAATCTCGTCTTGCTGCATCCGCTGTTGGAGCGCGGGGTTGGCTTGGATGATGCCTTGGAGGACTTGGGCGCGGAGTTGGTGGTTCTGGCCTTCGGCGGGGAGTTCCGGCTCGGTGCCTGCGGCGATCTTCGTGAAGGCCAGTTGCTCCTCGTTGGCCTCGATGGCGGCGGCGGGGCCGGGGTCGCGGACGAGCATTTCGGCGAGGACCGGATCGACGGCGCTCATGATGAATTTGATGAGCCCGGCGCGGTCGATGACTCCGGCGGTATCCATCGGCACGATGGCTTTGCTGATGTAGTCGAGCTTCGCGCCGAGGGCTTCGGCGTCGAGGTTGCGGGCGTCCCAATCCACGATGAGGTCGAACTTGCCTTGGATGCTTTCGCGGTCGGCTTGGACCGGGAGGCTTTGGCCACAGGAGACTCGGAGGAGTTGGAGGG